AAATTAAATGAAATACGGTTAGTTCAGTTAAACTACAACGAGGACATAGATGAGTGGCGAAACAAGATTGAATGAGTTTCTACAAGCGATTGAAGATTGGAAAAGCTCTAAGTATTTAGCTACAGTAGACCCTCCAGAAGAAGCTTCTATCGCCCTAAACGCTAGTTCTGAGACGATGAAATCTTGGAGCGCAGAAGTATGTAACATATATTCTTTTAAGCTTTATGCTTACGCAGAGTATATTGAAACAGAAAAGACTAGAGAAAAAAACACTTTAGAGTGGGCAGAGTCTTCTATTTGGTTTATAATAGGTAGCGTAATGAATCAATACGGGGGTCAATATTCAAAATGGCAAGAAAAGTATTACTCTGCAATAAAAGAAAACCCTCTTGCATCCGAGATACTAAAGATTAAAAACCATGCAGAGGCTAGAGTTAGAACACTAGAGGGTAAAAACAGTAGAGTTATTAAGATGGCAGAAATATTAGCAAATATGGCTAGGAGAAAATAATGAGCGAAGATATTATAAAAACGCTGGTAAGTATAATGACCCCAGAGCAAAAGGCTGAATTAATTAGCAAGCTCCAAGATCCAGATTTACCTCTCGATAACACGGCGTATCCGCAAAAGGGAAAGCGGGTTATTTTAAAAGAACAATCCAAGCCACCTAAAAGTACAGCAGTGGATGTGGATGATTTTACAATGACAAACGATAAGGAAGGTCCAAACTCTACACAGGTGGAAGTTAAGAAAAGGGTTAACTTATTTAGCGATGATGGAACGGAGCATAAAGACTCTTTAAACAAAACCCCAGAAGTAACTCCCACAGAAAGAAAAAGACAACCAGTAAAAAAAATACCACAAACATGTTCAGGATGCTCTTCCGTGGTGCAGGTTCACCCTACTCATAAAAGAGAAAACTTCATCTGTGACAAATGCTTGGGGTCAAGGTCTAGATGACAAAGAAAAAGTTAGAAGATCTAGCGTCGGAAAGAGCCGTGCTTGCGGCTCTTTGTCAATATGGATTAGATTGCTATCTAGAAATAGACTTTGTAGACGCTGATCATTTTACAAGTGACATGAATCAGCTTTTATATCACTGTATATATAAGTCTGTTTCAGAAAACTCTAAGGTAGAATTGGCATCTATACTTTCTGCCGCAAACAGTCTTGGGGTAAGTGAATCTATAAACAACAAAGAAGAGATGTCGTTTATAAGGTCTTTGTTTAATTTTCCTATACATAAAGAAAATGCAAAGTCTCACGCTGTAAAGATAGCAAAACTTAAATTAGCAAGAGATTTAAAGAAAACACTCAAGGCTTGCGAAAAAGAGCTAGACGCTACTAATGGCGATGAAGATATAATGGATCTTATATCTAAAGTAGAAGCGCCTATATTAGACGCTACTGCCGACATATATCAATCATCCAATAAGAAGACTGAAATTATTGGTGAAGATATTGATGATTATATTGAATACCTTTCTGAAAACGTATCTGAAAACGTAGGAATACCAACAGGGTTTCCTAGGTATGATGCAGCGATTGGCGGTGGATTAAGAAGAAAGTGTGTTGATCTCGTCGCCGCACGTCCCAAGGTGGGTAAGTCCATGTTTGGAGACGCTGTAGCGATGAATGTTTCTAGGTTGGGCATTCCTGTGCTGATGCTAGATACAGAGATGAGCAAGGAAGACCATCTTAACAGAATGCTTGCAAATCTTAGTGGTGTAGATATTAATAAGATTTCTACTGGTAAGTTTACAGAAAACCCGCTAGAAAAAGAAAAGGTTGAAAAAGCCGCGCAAGAACTCAAAGAAATACCGTATCACTATATAAGTATAGCTGGTCAGTCTTTTGAAAACATATTAGCGTTGATGAGGAAGTGGATTTATCAGCACGTTGGCTTTGACGAGTCGGGTGTTACTAATGACTGTCTTGTAGTTTATGATTATCTAAAGCTGATGGGATCTGAAGGTATCAGTAGCTCAATGCAGGAATACCAAGTGCTTGGTTTTCAAATAACCCAGCTACATAACTTTATGGTTAAGTATGACGTACCCTGTTTGAGTTTTGTGCAGCTAAATAGAGATGGTATAACCAAGGAGTCTACCGATGTGGTATCAGGCTCAGACAGGCTTATATGGCTTTGTACGAGTTTTTCTATATTTAAGATGAAGTCAGAAGAAGAGGTCGCGGAAGACAAGATAGAAAATGGAAACAGGAAACTGGTTCCGGTTGTGGCTAGACATGGTTGTGGTCTTGATGACGGCGACTATATTAGTATGAATATGTTTGGAAGTATTGGTAAGTTAGCAGAAGGTGAAACCAGAAATGAGCTTCATAATAATGCAAGAGCAAGAGAAGAAGGTTTTGAAATAAATGAAGAAATTGACACAGAATCAGATATTGACAGTGTGTGATAAGCTGGCAGAGCATATTCCTGAGATTCTAGAACACTTTGATATCGAAGGATTAGAGTATCCCAATAGGTATTCGTTTCCATGTCCTATTCACGGCGGGGATAGTCCAGAGGGCTGTAGCGTATTTACAGACGGGGACTCTGCCGTTGGTAACTGGCGATGCTGGACAAATCAATGCGAACAAGACTACCAAAGTAATATATTTGGATTTATAAGAGGCGTACTGTCAAATAAAGATGGTAAAGATGTTTCCTTAAATGCAACGTATAACTTTTGTCTAGAGTTTCTTAAACTAGATGATTCGCAATTAGAAACCCAAGATCAACAACCAAGTAAAGAAGTTAAATTACTAGAAATATTTGAAAGAAAGATTGAAAGAAAACCCACTACAATATCTAGGGAACAAATACAGTCTACTATAAATATACCGGCAGAATACTACATCAATAGAGGATACAGAGAAGAAACCTTAAAAACTTTTGATATAGGTACATGTTTTGCAAAAAATAAGCCAATGTCTGGAAGAGTTGTTGTTCCTATTTACGATGAAGACTATAACTATGTAGGATGTGTTGGAAGGTCTATTAATGACGAACTAAAGCCCAAGTGGTTACACAGTAAGGGTTTTAAGAAAAACGTTCTTTATGGATTTAACATTGCTCAGAAATTCATGGGAAGCAAAGGTGTTCTTTTTATACTAGAAGGACAGGGCGATGTTTTAAGAATGTATGAAGCAGGATTTAAAAATTCAGTTGGTATTTTTGGTTCTAGTATAAGTGATGACCAGCTATTAACATTAGAAAAAAGCGGCGCTTTAAACTTGGTGATACTCACAGACTATGACGAAGCTGGAAAAAAAGCCGCGAGCCAAATTGTCAAAAAATGCGGAAGAAGATTTAATTACTACAGACCGCAAATTTCTAAAAAGGACATTGGTGAAATGACCACAGAACAAATTCATGAAGAACTTAACCCTCAATTGGAGAAGGATAACTTAATATGACCACTAGAATTTTAGCGTTTGCTGGCAATAAGCAGTCTGGTAAAACGACATGCAGTAATTTTATACACGGTTATCAACTTAGATCTAATAATATAGTTAACACATTTAATGTAACAGATAAAGGTGATCTTGTTGTTGGTACAGAATTTATCGACTCTAAAGGAGAAAAGGAACAGGGACACGCTTTACTAGACGTAAAAAGAGTAGATCTGGAGTTTGCTGAATGGGCAGTGTATAATATGTGGCCCTATGTAAAAAGTTATTCTTTTGCAGACCCCCTTAAAAATATCGCAACAGAGTTATTCGATATTAAGGAAGAGAATATTAAGGGTACTGACATACAGAAGAATGCTAAAATACCTATCCTTTGGGAGTCCATGCCCGGAATTATAAGCTGTCCTAAGCTGGCTAAAAATCCTCAGATAAAAAAACTTATTGATGATGGAACCTTTATGTATCACAAAAAGGGGAAAATGACAGGCCGGGAATTCTTGCAGTTTTTTGGATCAGAAGTATGTAGAAAGATTTACGAAGAAATTTGGGTTTCTAGGCTGGTCAAAGATGTAGAGTCGGAGGGTTCTCTGCTGGCGGTAGTTGATGATTGCAGGTATCCAAATGAAGCGGAGGCTATTCAGAATGCTGGCGGTAAAGTTATTAAATTAACAAGATCAAACCATGAAGATTCTCATAAAAGCGAAAACGCATTTGATAAAGATTATGAATTCGATGCTGTTATTGATAATCAAAACATGTCTATACAAGAAGCTCACGTAGAACTTGTAAAGAGTATTGAAGATTGGGGATGGCTAGGATCTCCGATACCAGAGATTCCAGAATCAGAACCCGTTCTTGTGGGCGGCATCCACCAATTTAGAGAGTCAGAATGATAGTAACATATATAAGATCTTCCAGCTATGGAAATTACGATTTCTGTCAAATGCAGTATTTTATGACTTATGTATTAGGATACAGGTCGGAGTCGGGGAAAAAAGCGCAACTTGGTACGGCATGTCATAAGGTGATGGAATGTTTAGCGTCCTGCACAAAAGAGCTACAGGACAACGCAGACAAAAAAGAGTTGTTAATTATAGACGATGCTATTGGTGAAGTTGAATTCACACCAAGAAAACTAAAGACTAAGAAGTTTGTCGCAGATCTTTTGAGTCGCAGTTATGACCACTACGGGTCTACAGATAGCCATAAGTATTACCCTGCTGATTTTAAGTTTTGCGAAAAGCAAATTGATACAGCACTAACCTTTAACGATGGTCAATTTGATCCAAGGAAAAGAGATATAGTTGACACAGAGCCAACTTTTGATATTGCTATAGAAGAAGACTGGGCTAAATATAAATATGAAATGCCGGACGGAACAACCGTAGAAGGTAATTTAGCGATCAAAGGAACGATTGACTTAGTTACAAAAATAGACGATAATATAATTGAAGTCGTAGATTGGAAAACGGGACAAAGAAAGAATTGGGCAACAGGAGAAGTTAAAACTTATGAAAAACTTCTTGACGATGCACAGTTGTTGCTGTATAATTATGCTATATCAAAACTTTACCCGGATTATGATCAAGCCATCATGTCTATCTTCTTCACTAGAGACGGTGGTCCTTTTAGTATGTGTTTTGATAAGAGGGATCAAGATAGATTTTTAGAAATGTTAAGAAAAAGATTTGAAGAGATTAAAGAGAACGTCAAACCAAGGCCGATTAGTTACAGTAGGAGGGATTTTAGATGTCAAAAACTTTGTCACTTCTACAAGAACGATTGGCCGGGAACTAATACCACCATGTGCGAGCATGTGGAGCAAAGGCTGCATACTATAGGCCACAAAGAAACAGTAAAAGAGTGTACTAATGAAGGTTTTAACATAGGATATTACGAGGCTCCGGGATAATGGCAGAATTAATTGATTTAAATAACGAGTTTGATTTAGGTAACATGTTTACTCTAAAGGTTGCTAGAAAACTTAGCGATATTCTAGATAATAGATATAGGATTATAGTAAAGTATGACGCGCAAGAACTTCCAGAATATGATGATGATAAGTTAAATATCTTAATAGCAACCTCTAGAGAAAACCACCAAATTCCAGAAGGTTTTTTTAGAGAAGATGTATTCTTGATATTTCAAAACTATCATGCCCTTGACAGGTGGGATAACTGCTTAGATACGCCGGTAACTTTTCCTATGCCACTAGGTCCATTTAACGATTGCTACCATGACATTGAGATAAAGCCTATATCGCAAAGAAAGTACGACTTTACTTTTGTGGGACAAATACCCCACACCGGCACTAGGGATTGTTTCAAGAGAGGCTTAGACAAGCTGGTGGAAGAGTCTGGAGATAAGTTTAAATACAAAATTGAATTTACAGATGGGTTTAGTAAGGGCTTAAAACCCAAAGAGTACATGGAGCTTTTAGCTGATTCTAAATTGTCGCTGTGTCCGGGGGGAGCATACAGCATGGAGACATTTAGATTTTTTGAATCCACGCTAATGGGGGCCATTCCAATTGTTGATCGGCTACCTAAGTTTTGGTATTATGAGCAATCATCATTCTTTAAGGGCGCTTGGCACGATCTTGACAACACTCTATCAAAGTCTTTAAACTTTCTACAAAATTCTGGCTGTAGGGGTTTACTTGAAGGTTTAGCAGTGTATAATAACGAAGTGATGGATGTAGACAATTTGGCCTTTAAAATGAAGTCTACAGTAAATCAAAGACATAAAAATCTAGAGCCTTCTAAAGAATACCTTAATCAATTAAGAGAGTTTTTGAAAAATGAGTTGGATTCCGATCAACTGCAAAACGCACTTTAGTTTACAGCAGGGTTTTTGTAAAACAGATAAGCTGGCAAAAAGATGCGCTGAGTACGGCTATAACACTTGCGGTATAGCTGATCTTGGTACTGTCTCTGGTGCTGTAGAGTTTCACCAAGAGTGTAAAAAGCAAGGCGTAAAACCCATAATCGGATGCGAGTTCGACGGGTTCATACTCTATGCAAAAAACAA